TTATCAGATGCAGTATTTGTACCAGCATCCTTAATTGTTCCACTGATTGTCTGTGCCTGGAGGGCATGTGCCTTACCAGTTGCAGCAGCAGTAAAGGTAAATTCAACACGGTTAGTGTCAGATTGAGCAGCAGCAGTAGCAGTGATGTTAGCACCATCAGTTGTGTTTCTAACAATCAGAGTTGCGCCATTAGTGACATCAACTTTCTCATTGTAGATAACAATGACAGAACCAGTTGCTCCGCCAGCATATCCAGTCTCTTCAAAATAGACAGCAGTAATATCTGCTTCTGCAAGGGTGTCAGTACCGCGAGCACCAGCACCTACAAGTCCATCTACAGAGCAAAGGACTTCATCCCAAAATGCTGTTTTAGCATCGTTTTTATAGTGACGTAATACCCAACCTTCAGTAGTTGCAAAAATGTTTGATGGATCGACTGCACCACCTCTCACTGCCCACTTTGGCTTGGATTCATCTGCGTCAGTAATACCCCAGAGTGCCATGTTCTCTTCCGATAATTTTATTTGCTATTAGATATTTATAATTAGAATTTATTCTGCAGCAGGTGCCTCTTCTCTTGCTTTAATTGCTTTAGTCACAACTTCGAGAAGTTGGTCATCCATATCAGTTTTTGTTAATTTGACTGCCTTACCAAGAATAACTAGACAGATGTCAATAAGTTTTTCACCCAGTTCTTCATTTTCTGGGATTTTAGCAACAGCATCTGAGATAATTTTAGACGCCAATGGAAGTAAAAATGCAAGCATGATGATCCATATAGATTATACTCTATATATCACCCATAAACTGTTTAAAGGTTTTTCCTTCATTAACATCACCAGAAGTATCTTTTTTGTGAAGATTTTTATATAGATGTTTATGAAGAGGTTTTGCTCTCTTCATAATTTTATCTCTTTGAGAAAAAGTTTTTTCTTCGCTTACACCACCATTACCACCGCCGCCGTTACCATTACCACCACCATTACCGTTAGAACCATTGCCATTTCCATTACCATTACCATTTTTCTTTTTGTTTTCTTCACTTGAATCGTCATCTTTGGAAAGATATCCGCCACGACCCACATAATATCCCATGGGAATTTTTTTACACTTTTTATCAGTGTAACAATAATAATATCCTACTTTACAACGTTTTGTTTCTTCTTCTACTTTTTTCTTTTCGGGCAAACCTTTGTGCTTTGTCTTCGCAAATTTCTTTACGCTGGACATGCTGGTGGTGGCGGCAACTTTGGCCACCTCAGACGAGGGGTTTTCCATTTCCCCTTTCTGAGTCGCTCTAACCATCCCGAAGAATCTTTGTTGCGCTTTGGAGACTGCTGGCATGAGTCAGTCTCCTGCGTATCCTCCAGTGTAACGACCACTGGACTCTTGTTCTCTTTTGTTTGGTTTGGGAACGTTTGCTTTAGCAGCATTTGCTTTAGCATGATCTACCTTCTTTTTAGGAGTACCAACAATAGACTTAGCACCATGTTTTTTGATAAGGTCTGCCTTTACTTTTTCAAAGGCAGACATAGATTCTTTTTGCTCAGTTCTATGACCAGAAGGAAGTTTACCCTGTTGCTGTGCTTGTAGTCTTTGTCTGTCAAGCATTTGCTGCTTCATCATCATCTGCTTTTTCTTAGCAAGCATTTGTTTATCAGGTTGCTCTGCTTCTTCTCCCATGCGACGTTTGGCAGCGTTACCCTTGCCTTGGTTGCTTTGACTTTTTATGGGTCTATCTGAAACTCTACCTGGTCCAGTACCAGTTCCGAGTCTGAAAGCAGTGTCACGGTCAGCATCAGTTCTTCTTCCACCTTTTGATTTTGTATCAGAGTCCTGCATTTCACGAGCACGTTGTGCTCTAGCACCAGTCAATCCTTCATCAACTACTGATTCCTCACTCATACGTGCAGCAACTTTCTCTGCAGCACCTTTAATTTTTGCCTTCAATCCTTTTTTTGCTTTCTTGGGAGCATCAGTAGCAGACTTCTTGACTCTCTTGGCAACATCAGAAGCAGACTGTTTTACTTCTCTACCTTTATTGTAGGCAGCAACTTGTGCCTTAGCAGATGCCATACCTGCTTTCTTCTTAGCAGATGCCATCTTCTCACCAACTTTTCTACCAAGGAATCTCAAGCGACCCTTTGCTTTCTTCATCATCTGTTGTCTGGGAGACTCAGTATCAGAACCGTAAGTAACTCTTGCCTCAGTCAATACCCACTCAAGTGCTTCTTCAATATCATCTTCAACGTATCCCTCTTCTTGAAGTTCAAAGTACACACCCTCAACCATTCCATCAAACTCATCATATTCAACCATCTCAATCAAAGTTCCACCTAGTTCAGATACAACTTCTTCACCAAGTTTTGGATTGATTGTAATTTTATTATTAACTTTTTTTTCTTTAATTTCTTTATCCTCTTCGTCTTTCATAGGAGCAACTTCAATCAAATCATTTCTCCAATTAGAGAAAGACTCATTCTTTGTTTTAGGAACACAGTTAGGAACCATACGGTTTCCTTTCTTTTTCATTCCTACTTGCTTATGTGAATCCCAGCAAGGATCACCATCACCTTCAGCAACTTCTTTTTTCTCACCTTTTTCTTTTAATGCCTTTTTCATAGGCTCTTTCTTATTACCATCACCATCAAAATCAAGGTAGTCAGGTTTTGCTGCTTCTGACATTTTCTTCTTCATTGCTTTAGCAATTGCCTTACGACGCTTGCCAAGATACTTATCAGACTTATCAACATCACCATCATTGTCGATGTCAGCATCTTCTTTACCGACAGGATCAAGTGCTTCCTTCATCTTCTCACGCTTTGCCTTTGCCTTAGCAAGCAGTCTCTCCTTTGCTGCTTCTTGCTCAGATTTAGGAATAGCAGTCACCGCACCCAACTTCTCTGCAGGTTTGCCGGGAACTGCGGATTCAGCAACGTTCTCTAAGTAAACCTTTGAAATATCTAGCAAAGGATTCTTATCAATACCATTAGACATGTTTCTACTTTGTCTTTTTCTTATACTTATTTATGAAATTTCTTATAGCACTTGTTCCTGTCATTCTTTGAGTATACTCTCTATGAGCATCTGTTCCCACAAGTCTTTGATCAGAAGGAACACCTGATGGTCCTGGATAGTTTACAACTGCTTCCATCACATCTCTAATCCAAGACTTGAACATATAATCTTCTTTAGTCAGGCAGATTAGATGATTGGTGCCTCTACGAATAATTCTACCAATTAAACCAGTGTTTAAATTCTCTACAATATCACCAATTCTATAAATTTTTTCGTTGACGTACTGCTCACGCAATCCTTTATGATCAAACTTGGGAGCAATCTGCCACATCTCTGCAACATTTTTTTTCTTCTTAATTCCCATAGCAGAACGAACAGCATCAAATAGTGCTTGGGTATCACCATCATCTAATGTCTTGGGTGTTCCTCTACGGAATGCAGCAAAGTCATCTTCTGATACTGCTTTTCTCATTTTAGAAGCAGACATACCCTCTACACCTTCTGCTTCTGCATCTCTAGCACCAGCAGAAATTACTCTGATAAGTTTAAATTCATACAACTCACCATTATATTTCTGTGCCAAGTTCTCAAATTCTGCTTGACGATCAGCACCTACAACAATATTGATGTTCTCATATCCATCTTCATTCGCAGCAACCAATACATCAAAGATGGATTTCATATTAGGGTCATTAACAATGTTCTCTTCATAATCAGGGAACATTTTCCTCATATAAGATACTTTCATATCAGGATCAAGTGGATTTTTCTTTGGATCCTGTGTTCTAGATGGATAGACTTTGAAGTCATCACCCTCTGCCATACCATCCGCAGATTTTAAAAGTTTTTCGTGTCCAACAGTAGGGGGATTAAATCTACCAAATACAACAGTCAGAGTTTCAGTAACTCCTTCTTTATCCCCACCTTCTTCTTTCTCTTTATTTGCTTTTGGTTTAGGTTGTGCTTCTGGTTTAGCAGCAGGTTTGGCAGTAGCAGGTTGCTGTGCTACTGGTTTTTTATTACCACCACCTTCTTCTTCACTCTTTGCTTTCTTCTTATCAACAAACTTCAACTTACCGTCTTCGGTAGTTGCCACAAACTTACCACGGGAGTCTAACCAACCACCGTGTCCATCACTCTTCAGGTTTAACTTTTGCGCTTTAAGTGATGCTTCTGATCTTGCCTCACCTAAAAATTGAAAGAAACTTTTCATTTATATTGTTAGTCCTTATACTATATTTAGTAAATTTTGAGAAACGGTCCATTAGAAGAACCAAATTCTTTTTTGGCACCATAATAAAGAACACGACACCAATCTTTCATTTTTCCTTTCTTAGCAACTTCTGCCCAGCAATTTGCCCATTCTAAAGCAATCAATTTAGAAGAAAATCTACCACCAGAACTACGATCTCTCTCTGCTGTTTCATACATAATTGCATTATCCATGATAGATCTAAAATCACTACCAATTTTACTACCACCCTCATAGACAGCAACCTCACCAAAGTCAATCATATTGCTACCTTTCAACTTATCATATAGATCAACCCAATACTTTATATCTGCCTCCGTCCATTTACCAACGGCAGGTATATGTGGATGCTTTGTTGCCGATGGTGGTCTATTTAATCCAACATCAGGAAGGAACTTATCTAAAGCAACACTAGAAACCTTGCCCAGTTTTGCTCCACCGTCTTTACCTTTTGGAGTTAAGTCAGTTTGAATAACGTTTCTTGCTTTTGAATATTGAAAGTTTCTTGACTGTCCATGAATCGTTCCACCAGATTCAGTTTTCATATCAAATCCAAGTTCTCCAGTATCAAACAAGAACTCTTTTTTCTTACCAAGAGTAAGAGTGCATTTGATTGAGTTAGGAACTAGATCAATCTCTATTCTAGCAGTCTTATCTCCACCCATATTTGCTAACTCTGCGTTAGCAGTCTTCTTTGTTTTTGATATTGCCTTGAGAGAAACTCCTACAAGAATTTTATCTTCCAATGCTTCTTTCATATATGCATTCAGCAAAGAAAGGTTTGCTTCCTTACTGATACCATCAATATTAGTCAATTCTTTTATAGTTCCTTCAACAACTCTCTTCATACTCTTCTTCACAAGAACAATATCCATTGGGTTCCATCTATCTTTTACAGATACCCCACAATTGCTTTTGGCGATACCTTCAATAAAAGGCATTACTCCACTGTCTCTGGAGTATTCATATCCTTTATTAGAACCAAGATACTTTTTCAGTGCTGCAGTCTGCTTTCGATAAGTTTCTTTCCACTCCAAGTTATACCCATCGTAAACTTTGAGCATGTCTTTATCGGTAGGTTCTTTACCTTTTTCTATGACACTCTCAAAGAAAACTCTAGAACCATTTTCTTGTTTAGCAGTTTCAGTGGCGCTTGTTGCCATAACTTTTTATTTTTATTTATGGAGAATAGCGGACTCGAACCGCTGACCCCCTGCGTGCAAAGCAGGTGCTCTACCAACTGAGCTAATTCCCCTTGTTTTTTTCTTCCTTAACAAGACGGAAATACATCTTATAGTATCTCCGTTTCATCTCATCAAGTGTAGCAGCATCCTCTAGAAAATTAAGTTTTCTACAATGTGCTGAACTGCCTTCCAACTCACTTATTAATAGCAAGATGCTTACTGGTTTCAAAGTTTGCCTCCAACAAAAGCATCTCCAATAACTCTAGTATATTGTTCAAGTGTTCCTTCTTGTTCGCACATGAGATGCCAACGAGACATCTCAAGTACACTATCATAAGTTGCTCCAGTTAAGAAATTTTTTTTCGTATCTTTTCGGATGCTTGTATACAAACCAAATCTTGTTTTATAAATGCAGAATGCATCATCAATCCACTCTACATCAGCACTTTCAAGATCTGGTCTGTAACTATTTTTACCGCTCATCAACTCTCCTCACTTTCAGTAGCGTCATCTTCTTCATTTTTTTTATTAAATCCAAATGGACCTTCTTTTTCATCAAGAGCAAATTTAAGTGCTACACCACCAACGGCTTCCATAACTCTTAAGATATCTTCTGCTCTTGCATCTTCACCAAGTTCTTTGGCAATATACCAATACTTAGGCCAGAAAGTTTCACCCGCCTTTTGATAATCTTCAAGTGTTAGAATTTTCATTCTTTAGTTCCTCCTCAATTTGTTCATCTAGGTCATTTATTAAATTACGAATTTCAATAATTCGTGGTGGGACACATGTCGGGTCATATGTGTAAATTTTTTGTTCTTGGAAAAGAACGTGTCTAACTGCAGCAGCAGTTTTTATATCAAGGTTAAGAGTAATCACAGGTCACCTTCTACACGGTTTTCAGAATGATGAACATCGAACTCACCGCCAGGATAACGTGCTTTGAGTTTATCAACGTTCATTTCAATTACTTCATCAAAGGTAGTATCAAGTGCCATACATGCCTGTGCCAGATACCAACAGATGTCACCAAGTTCACGTTTCATATGAAAGACATTTTCTTCATTGTAAGGTTTACCTTGAAGGAAGATTTTCTTTACTACTTCAGTAAACTCACCAGACTCAGCACACAAACCAAGGGCAGCAGTCATTAGTTGTGTAACATTAGCACCGCTAACTTCAAGTTCACTTAATCGTGCAGCACAAACAGGCCAATCAAGACTAGGAGCACTAGTTACTCCTTGTACAAATTCAAGGTATTTTTCAGTATCGACTTTAGTCATGAAAATCAGGGATAAATGGTTCTTGACAATTTGGGGGAAATTCTTTAATTACTACTTCTTTCCAACTACCACCAACGCCACCATCCATATTTACAACAATATCTCTGGTTGGAAGTTGTTTGTTATTGGAGACATCAATGATAGTACCAGAAAATGGAATGAACGAGTAATAATGTCCTTCCCACCTACGGTTTCTCATACCAAGAAGATTGACTGCATCTTTTTCAGAACCACAGTCAGCAATTTTTTCTCCTCTGGGATTGAATACAGAATAGTAACCGTTCAAAACTTAAATCCCTCAAATGATTTCTTTGGTTTTGTTTCTTCATTATTATACTCTTCTTCTTGTCCACTGTCAATAATGTCGTCTTGTGCCGACTGCTCACAATCATACAGACGCATCTTGGCACGATCAATACCTACCACAAATCTCTTAAAGATAGTTGGATCATTATATCGATTCTTCAATTGCTTTACCATAATTTGTCCAAGCCCTTCAAGGTCATCTGTAGAAATAAGGGCAAACATAAGATCAGCAGTAGCAGGGAGACCAAAGGACTCACTAGTGTCAGTG